AAATATTCTAATTGTTGTTTGCTTAAATCTCCATATGTTTTATCTTTAAATTTACCTTTAAATTTAGATTGTAATTCAATAACTTCTTCAGGTTGTAAAAAAACAGAAGACATTACTTCATCCAGTTCTTTATCTGATATATTTTCTATATTATCAAATAAAGCTTTTTTTTCTTCTTCTGTTTTTTTATTAAATCTAGATTTTCCAGACAATAAATTTTTAGCAAGTTTAGTTACTTTAGAGCCTACACCATATTGTTCTCTAGGAATCATTAATGAGCCTTCTGCTTTAGATTCTCTAAATTCTGAACCATACAACTCTTTTCCAAAAGTTTCATAGCTAGAATCTCCAACATTAAAATTTTTTATTTTTGTTTTTAAATCTTTAGGAATAAAACTACTTTCTTCTGGAAATTTTTTATTACTTCTAGCAAATCTATTTTCAATTTGAGATTTCATACGATCTAATTGTCGTAAACTTTTAGCTTGTCCTAATTGTGTAGCTGCGGCTAATATAGCTTCTCTAGATGTAT